AGCGCAGTTGGGGTATCTGGGGCCAACGCAACCGTCACTTTGTTAATAACAGACTGATTGGTTTCTTGGAAGTAGTTGCGGTTAACAGAGTTTGAGGTTGCAAAACTATCTGGCAAAGATGCAATACGTTCAGCGATTCCAATGGTGTAGTCAGGCATAGGTCAACTGTTCACGATGTCAAAGGTGTCGTAGTCAATTCCTGTGCCGGTATCGGACAGGGTTGCTAATGGGTTGGTGATTTCGGCTTGCACCCGTGGCTGGGCTGTGAATGCACCAGAGCGTGAAATAAACATTCGTCCCCATTCACAGTTTTGGATACGCAACAGGTATTCGGAAACCGACACGCTTTGCTCAATTTCTTTGGCTTTCATGTTTGCGACCCCTGTTGCAATGTTGCGTTCCCCTGCACCAGTTAACACGCCTACAGCATTTAGGACGGTGTTAATTCGAGCACCCGTTGATTCCACGACCGTGGTTTGTGCATCAAGTTTGATGTTGTTTAATCGTTGCAACGCATCCGAGCAGGTCACGTTGACTGTTGAATAGTTTGGTTGCTGGATGTTTTGGTCGTAGGTCGTAATTTGGCCTACAAACAGAAACTCGCCGTTACGACTAATGCGTATAGGTGTTGACACGCCGATGGAAAGCCTTTGGTCGGTGCTGTTGTAGTACGGGCTTGCCGTGTTGACGACCGAGAAATAGAAGTTTGGGTCAAAGATGCGGAATGATGCGGTGCCAGGGTTGCAGGATGCTTCACGGAAAGGGTTTTGCCTGCCGCGCATGATCTGCACGTTTTGGATGTATTGGCTGATGTCATACCAAACAGCGCCACCGAGCACAGCTGTGGAGTTGAGCGCGGATGAGCCAAGGATGAAAGCGTTGGCTGGTGGTTGACCCGTGGCGTATGCCTCGATGGTGTATATCCCACAGTTGGGAATGGTGCTCGGCATGGTTAGGCCGTTCTAATTCGTAGCGGGCCCACGTTTTGATTGTAGAAACGCAGGTTTTCGTAGACGGCGTTTGCGATGTCTGTGGATGTTCCGAGTCCGCCTGAGATGTTGATGACGATGCCACCCATGCCACCACCTTTGCCAAGGGGCACGACTGCTTCTGGGCCTGCTTCGCCGATGAGCGCCAAGGTAGGGCTAGTGACGATTCCCCCGTTAGCCATCTTTGGAAGGTTCATGGTGCTTGCCGCGCCAACAGCCGATTGACCAACACGGCCCAGACTCATGTGCGGGATTGTGTCAATGTTCGGCGCTAATGGAATGGCGTTGTATGCGCGGATGATTCCGTTCACCATCATAATCGCGCCGTTTGCGACATTCTCAAAATATCCAATAACAGCGTTTACAATAAAGTTGACGCCAGTACGGAACCACTCAAACTTTTTGTAGGCGACCACAAGCCCAGCAACTAGCAAAGCAACACCTGCAGCGATAAGGCTAAATGGGTTTAGCGCCATAGCAATGTTTGTGGCGACGATCGCAGCGGCAACCAAACCAATGGCGGCAGCAATGGCAAGGAAAGCGTTTGGGTTGTTTTGTGCCCAGTCCGCGAACCGTTGTAAGACTGGCAATACGGCCTCGACTACTGGCAACAGCGCAGCGCCGATTGACTCTTTAGTTTCACCAATGGAGTTCTTTAGAATTTCCATTTTGCCTGCAGCGGTCTCAGCGTTCTTTGCTGTAGCGCCGCCAAAGGTTCCGCCAAGCACGTTCATTACTTCGTCAAGGGTTGCACCCTCTTTAATCATTGTTGCCATTTCTGGTGTCAATGATCGAAGCGCCTTAAAGTTGCCCTGATAAGCCTTGGCCAATGCGTCGGCAACAGTTGCGCTATCCATCTGGAGCGCTGTACTTATGTCCATGACAAGGTTCATGTCTTTCATGGCCATGTCAACGTCTTTGGTTCCACGGACTAACGCTTCAAGGCTTGCGCGGTATTCGGTGTCCGCAATACCAGACGCGCGACTCATAGCGCTGATCTGTTCTTCAATCTGGGCTGTTTGCTTAGCGCCGGCACCAGTCACATTTTGCAGGGTTAACGCAAGTTGGGCTTGCTCTTGCTGATCTTCCATGGCGGCCTGTGTTGCGCTACCCAATGCAACAGCCAAACCAGTCAGCGCGGCAGCTGCAGGGATCGCAGCCTTCTTAATAGCGAACTGCGCTTTTTCGCCAACGGTCTCCAGTTGTTTAAACTGTTTTATGGCGCGTTTGACTCCAACGTCCGAAAATTCTGAGACAATTGGTATGACTACAGCCATTACATCAACTCCCTATTCGTTAAATCCATGACATGTTTGACGAGTTTCTCCATTTCGGCGTTTACCGTGCTCTCGTTCTGTTGCCATGCTTTCCACATTACTCGCGAACGACTGCCATAACGTGCTGTTAACGCTGCACCCAAACGACCCTGCGAAGACATGTCAAACATCGTGCCAGTAGCAGACTGGTACACAATGCTGAACGTACCGACATTGGTAGTCCTGCCGGCATACTCGCGTATTGCGCGTGTGTTGATTTTGGCGGCGATCTTTTGTTTGTGACCTGGTTGCCATGGGAGCATTTGGAAACCTGATTTGGTTGCCCAGTTGCGCGCCATACCAGATAACGGGACGCCTGTGGGGATGAGGCTGTTGGCGTCTGTAATGACGGGTTTGACGATGCTTCGATAATCTCTAGTGATTTGGGTGCGAAGTGTTTTGTCTATTTTGTTAAGCGTTTTTAAAGCGTCTTTGAGCCCAGCGATTTCAATGCTTGTGTTTACTCCGCTCATCATTTGCTCCGTTTGTTTTGCTCATTTAACACAGTAATGACCGTTGCTAGGTCTTGTGAGTCAAACGGGATAGTAGGCGGCCACCAACCGACCGCGACTAGAAGATCGGCTAACTGGCGGCGGTAGGTGCCGCGTCGGTGGGGTTTGTGTCTGTCTCATCCAGTACTGGCAGAATCTCGATATCAGGGTTTTTGCTAATCCAGTCGCGCCACGTATCCCCAACTTGTTCGCCTTTGAGTTTCAAGATGGTGTGCATCCAACAGCAGTAATCGGAATACAAAGGTTGGCTGGATAGTTGCTGGATGTTGCGTCGCTCTAGGCGTTCCCATTCTGTTATGACAAACAGGTTTGTCCAATAATGTTCTGGGGTTGCGTCAGCCGTGCGCTTAAACTGCAGTTTGATTTTCATGTTTCTCCTATGTCGGCTTGGAGCCGTTGAATTACGGGTTAACTATGTCGCGAACCCACGAGCCGCCTGAGGCCGAGAATGTCACCATGGCTAGTTCGCCCACGGATGAGTTGATCGGCGTAAAGGACTCTAAGAATCCATTGCTCAAAACATACTCGGGGTTGCTCGCCGACTCGGTCGCACCAGATGGGGAAACAGTCATCGTGAATGAGCCGTTGTTGAGTAGGTCGTAGAGCGTTGCTTCAACTTCGCCTGCACCGTAGGAAAGGTACAACTCAACTGAACATTCCCAGAACATGAGTCCTGCGGTTTGACGTTCGCCTGTGTCGCCGAATGCGGTTGCTGGCAAAGAGCGTTTGCCAACGGTGATGCTGCAGCTGTTGCCCTGATCGCTTAGATCAACCGCCGAGCCTGAGCCCGTCACGTTGATAGTTGCGTTGGAAAGAAATGTTGTAGTTGCCATGATGCTCCTTAGTTCTTGTTTTAGTTTGCCATATTCGTGGGTTGTTTGTGTGGATTACGCGACCGCTGCAAGCGCACAGTCAAGGTCGTAGCACGGATACAACGCGCCACCGATCTCAAGGCTGGACGGCCTGCCACCAGTCACGACAATTGTCGAGCCGATAACACTTGAAACGATCGCCATGATTGAGCGCAAAACAGGTAACCCTGCCGGGCCTGAGCCAACCACCTTGATGGGAAACTCGACGCGCAATACGTTGCCTGCGTTAGTCGTTGCCGTAAAGGATGGGGCTTCAAGGTAAACGCAATTGGGCGCCAGTTTGGTTGGGTCGTTTATTACGCGAAGCCCTGTGACTGCTGTAAGCGTTGCGGTAAGATCGTCTAACGCTTCATTGAGTATGTCGGTGTAAGCCATTAGGCAACCGCTGGACGGGGGATGCCGAGCAACTGCTTCACGATCGGGGTAAGGCTTTGCTGGGTTGCTGAACCCATGCCGTCAAAGGTGGCATACGTTGCCTCTATTGACCCTCTGGAGCGCCATAGAGCGGCGCAATACATCAGGGTGCCCAATGTGGC